CAAATCACATATGCTACTCGCTTCTCCACAGGATTACCTGTATCAGATGAAGGCACAAACGAGATCGGAGGCAAAAAAACGTTGGAAGGATGCGATAAAGGATAAGTGGAACCATAATTGTGCCTATTGTGGAGAAAATCATGAGCAAATGACTCTTGATCACATACATCCTCAAGTTCTAGGGGGTACAAATGAGACAACAAACGTAATTTGTTGCTGTGAAGACTGTAATCGAGAGAAAGGTCACAAAAATTGGGAGGACTGGTACATAAAACAGTACTTTTTCAATGAAGATCGCTATGATAGAATAAAAGAGTGGCAAAGAGTCAAATCTGAAGGTCCTAAAAAGCGTTTAGTACGTGGTTCTAAGGGTTGTAAGACTCGAATCGTTATAACTAATGGTAGATGAAGCAAACTGACGACTATAAAGTGACTTTGATGTTGTTTTGTATGTCGAGATTTACTAGAATACTGTGTAAGTATGGATTTTGACGTTTACTTAGACAAAAAACTGGTTTTTGAGCACCTGACTGAAGAGGAAGCGAACGAAAAACGCACTGCTTTTCAAATGATGATCAAAGCAGGTGTAAAATCGTGCTATACTGAGGATCAAGTGATTGTAAAACCCCATTTTGAATGAAATTTTATTTTGATGGATGCTCTTTCACAAGTGGATTCAAATATTTGAGTGATTATGAGACACAAAGGTTTTCTGGAAGAGTTTGTAGGTATTTTGGTGCAGAAGAATATAATTTTTCATACTCAGGATCGAGTAATTTACGAATTCTTAGGAATATTTCTGTTGACAACTATGATTTTTTGGATGAGTGTGACTTAGCAGTCATTCAGATGTCATATCGCAATAGAACTGAGTGGTATTCTGACGAAAAGCAGAAATGGATGAAAGTAAATCCCGCTTTTGTTGGAAATCCTAAGAAAGACAAAGATCTGTGTGGTATAAAAGAAGGATTTTGGCATGATTACTACATGGAGGTCTATTCCGACACACAAGGTTACGCTAATGAGAGAATGGTGTATAATAGTATCAAAAGTATTTGCAAATCGAAGAGCGTCCCTCTCGTTTTTCTCTCTGTAGCTAATTCAAACATAGATATCGACTATGATTTTGTTATAAAGGGATATCCGACTGAATTTCCGAACGGACGAGGGCATATAAATTCACTTGGTCACAATCTTCTTGCAAGAGACATTATCAATCACATAAAGAATGAAAATTTATTTTGATGGATGCTCTTTCACCAGTGGAAGACCGTATTTGAGTGATTATGAAACACAGAGATACAGTAGAAAGGTATCAGAGCATTTTCAAGCGGAAGAATACAATATTTCAAAGACAGGAATAAGCAATCAAAGAATTTTGAGGAACTTCTCTGTAAATTACAGTGACTTATTGGATGAGTGTGACTTAGCAGTCGTTCAATTGACGTATCGTAACCGAACGGAGTTCTATGATGATCTAAAAGACGATTGGCACAAGATAAATCCAGTCATACCTGAGAACCCTAAAGAGTATGCAGCAAAAGTGGGGAGTGATGAGATAATCTGTCGTAGTTTTAGAAAAAGGGGAGAAAAATGGAATGCAAGGTTTTGGACTGACTACTATATGAATGTCTATAGTCATAAATTTGGTAGGGGAGTTGAAGAAATGGTATTCAACTCAATTAAAGGTATTGCTGCTTCAAAGAATATAAGATTGATCATGATAGGTGTACCAGAAGTTGATATAAATCTATCATATGATCTTTTATTGGATCATTATCCTTGTATGGAAAAAGGTTATGAACCTCATCCCAACCAATTAGGACATTTGATGATTTCTAGAGACCTAATCAAAATGATAGAGAGGTAATATGATATTATATGATGGTTGTTCATATACCTATGGTGATGAACTTGAAAATCCTGAAGAAGAACGATTCTCCTCACTCATAGGTGGCGAACATGTCAATCTGGGAGAGTGTGGTAAGTCAAATGACGGAATTACAAGAACCACAATAGCATATTGTGAAAAAAACAAGATAGATACTGCTGTTATACAATTTACACTATATTCTCGTAGAGAAGTGATGAGACATGACCGTAACAAGTGGGATTTCATTAGTTGTCAAAAAGAAAATGAAATGTCAAATGCTTTTTATCAATATCTACAAAACAATAGTGATGATCTGGCAAATTTTCATAAAAATAAATTTATTCTAGAAAATTACTTCAAAAGTAAAAATATAAAATATTATTTCATAAATTTACAACATAAGAGAAGACAACTGGGTTGGGTTCCGTCAGTTTGGTATGATTTGATGGATCATACACCATTAGCAGAGATGAGAGATATATTAGGTAGTGGTAGATTGAATCCTGAGAACTATGTGCCCCCAAATTGGGGTCATCCTAGTAAGAAGGGTCATCAGTTGATAGCAAATCACATTTATGAAAATATTTTCTAACGGATCATCATTTGCTTCTGGAAAATATCCAGAATACCTTGCAAAAATGCTAAATGCAGATTTGACCAATATTGCAATGCCTGGTTATAGCAATAGGTCTGTATGGAGAACTACGACCATGAGAAAAGATGAAACAAAGTACGATTTAGCAATTATTCAATTGACATCTAAGTCAAGGACTGAATATTTTGATGGAAAGCATTGGGTGGAGATATCTGTTCAATTAAGTCATGAAAGGTTGGGAGAAAAACGAAAATTATGGAAACATTGGTATGAAAACATGTATACAGATCAATATGGTGATTGTGAAGAGAATTTTGCTATTGAAGGATTGAGAGGGCACTTTGCAGTTAGAAAAATACCGTGTATAATAGTAACTACTGACAAATACACCAAATCAAATAAGTTTGATATGAATTTGTTTGATATTGACTTTCCGATGGACAAAACTAATCATCCCACTGATTTTGGACACCGAATGATTGCTAAAACACTTTATAATCATTATGAAACTATTATTTCTAGGGTGTAGTTATACTGCAGGTTGTGAACTGAGAGATAGAGAAAAATATCGATTTAGTACGCTTGTTGGTAAAAAACTCAATGCTGAAGTTGTAAATTTAGCAAGAGACGGGAATTCTAATCACGCAATTGCTAGAAAATTTTTAGAACAGGATTTAGATCAATATGACATGGTTTTTGTGCAGATGACAAGAAAAAGTCGTACTGAGTGGCATGATGAAGAGGGAAAGTCATTGAAAGCAAAGATATTAGCAAAAATGAATATTGAAACCTTTGATGAATATTGGAATAGTAAAACTCCAGACTCAAGGGCAAAAATAGAATATTATGAGATAGAAAAGGCAAAATTCTTCGCAAGAGCAGAAAGAGAATTAAAAAATATCAAATTTGCATCAGAGGAAGACAAGTGGGATAGAATATTGACATCAAAACTTAGATTCATGGCAACTGATAATTTAGTTGACGGTAAGGAATGGTGGGAAAGATATTATGATGAAATATACTCTGACAAATATGGAGAGAGTGATGAATTCCTGTTTTACTGGTTAATGAAAAATAAATTGATTGAAAAGGGTATACGAAATTTATTTTTTACCATAGAACCTAAAACTGATCTTCCATTTGATCTTAGAGTAGATCACCCTAAATATCCACGAGAAAGATTTAGTCATCCCAATAAAATTGGACATATCATGATTGCTCGTGATATAATGAGATTATTATGATTGGTTTCAGCGAAGGTTTCCACGATTCTGCAATTGCAGTTGTAAACAAAGGCAGAATACGTTTTGCAACTCATTCAGAGCGATTTTCCAAGAAGAAGCATGATCGTGACTTAGATTGCACTGCATCTGCGACTGCACAGTTATTCAACATGCATGAAGGCAATTATGACATTGCTTTCTACGAAAAACCGCTTTTGAAGAAAACAAGGCAGTTTTATGCAGGTCAATACAGAACAACTTTCAGTGAAAGGCATTTAGGACTCAAACCGACTCAATATTACCCACATCACCTTTCTCACGCTGCAGCAGCGTTTCAGACCTCTGTATTTGAAGAAGCAGCGTGTGTAGTCATTGATAGTATCGGAGAATGGGATTGCACGTCTATATGGACTGCAAAGATGGTAGATGGTAAGGCAAAGTATAAAAAGGTGTGGTCGCAGCGATATCCCAACTCTATCGGACTATGGTACAGTGCTTTGACTAAATGGGCAGGTCTGAGACCTCTAGATGAGGAATACATTTTCATGGGTATGGCAGCGTTTGGAAAACCAACTTACATGAATGTTGTAGAGAGATTGAGACATCAGAACTGTCATAAGGGTGTAAGAATACCAGAGTCCTATGATAAGTGTGATATTGCTAAAAGTGCCGAGAGAATATTGCAACTTGAATTGAATACCATATTTCACAAGGCAGCACAGTATAGTGACAACATTTGCTACGGTGGAGGTGTTGCACTCAACTGTGTTTGTAACACTGGTTTGAGAGAAATGTATAATATGTGGATTATGCCGAATCCTGGTGATGCTGGTGGTGCTTTAGGTGCAGCATTGTTATCATATGGTGGCAAGGTTGAATTCTCTCCTTATTTGGGATATAATATACAACACTACTGTAATCCAAGAGAAATAGTTGACTGCTTACTCGAAAAAGGAATCGCTGGCGTTGCAAATGGTCGTGCTGAGTTTGGTCCTCGTGCTCTCGGTAATCGAAGTCTATTGGCGGATCCGAGGAAACTTGCAAACAAAGACAGAGTAAATGACATCAAGAAGAGACAGAAGTTCAGACCATTTGCACCTGCAGTTTTGGAGGAGCATTGTCAGGACTACTTTGATATGCCTTCCCATTCGAGATACATGTCCTATGTCTATCAGTGTAAGCAACCAAAGGCGATACCTGCTTGTATACACGTCGATAATAGTGCGAGAGTACAAACGGTACCTGAGACATCGGAGAGCATCCTGAGACCCATATTGGAGGAGTGGTATAAGAGAACTGGTTGTCCTGTGTTACTGAATACATCACTCAATATAAAAGGTAAACCTATGGTGAATACTTGGGAAGACGCAGAACTGTTTGCGGAGAGATACGATGTTTCTGTATTTTAATGGTTGTTCATATACTCATGGTGCTTATGAAGTTGAGACAAATCAAAGATTCTCAACCTTAGTAAGTAACCGACTTGGTGCTGATCATTACAATCATGCAAAAGCAGGTTCAAGTAATGATGAAATAGTAGAGAGAACTTTGAAATGGTTAAGAGACAATACATGCGACCATGCAATAATACTGATGACTCATTGTGCAAGGATGAATATGAATATCAAACTAGCACCTAATATTGGAAAGACTATAGAAGAGCGAGAAACAAATCAGTTGTTTTATGATAAATTTTATAGTCATGAATTAGGAGCAACTAACTTCTACAAAAATAGATATATTCTTGAGCAAGAGTTTGAAAAACGAGGCATACCATTACTCCTAATGCAATATGTCCCTTTATCATATCAAGGAACAAATATATGGAGAGAATTGTGTCATGGTGATTTGCCATTAGTTGCAAAAACAACGTGGAATAATTTTGAATTATCTTCATCCATAAAAACTATTTTGGGTAGAAGGGGTAATAAGGAATATTATTGGAGTGACAAGGAAAATAAGTCAATTGGTCACTTCAATTACAGGGGTCATGAAAAAATTGCAGACTGGATAATAGACAAATTGACATCGACTATATAAGTCAGTATAATGAATTGACAGCGATCATTCGTAATGGCAAAAGGATTCAAGGTGGTTTCGTCTGCACCAAAATCAGATGAAAAGAAAGAATTTTCAATAGAGAATGCTAGACCACTCATCAAAGGAAAGAGTGTAGTATTCTGCTTACCAGGTCGAGGAGTATCATACGTTTATCTGAAAAATTTTGTATCTCTCTGCTTTGAGTTAGTGCAAGCAGGTGCAAGCATACAGATATCGCAAGACTATTCATCTATGGTAAACTTTGCCAGATGTAAGTGTCTGGGTGCAAACGTATTACGAGGACCTGATCAGGTGCCTTGGGATGGTAAACTCAAGTATGATTATCAGTTATGGATTGATAGTGATATTGTTTTTGGTATTGAGCAGTTCTATCGTCTTGTATGGATGGACAAAGATCTTGCAGCAGGTTGGTATGTAACTGAGGATGGTCGTACAACATCATGTGCTCATTGGATGGAAGAAAACGATTTCAAAGAGAATGGTGGTGTTATGAATCATGAGATGGTTGATGGAATTGTCAAGAGACGCAAACCATTTACAGTTGATTATACAGGTTTTGGATGGTTACTTATTAAGAAAGGTGTATTTGAAAATGAGCAAATGAAGTATCCATGGTTTGCTCCTCAGATGCAAGTATTCGAGTCAGGAGAAGTACAAGACATGTGTGGTGAAGACGTTTCTTTCTGTTTAGATGCAATCAAGGCAGGGTATGAAATTTGGATAGATCCAAAGTGTAGAGTTGGTCACGAGAAAACTAGGATTTTATAAATGGTTACAAATAATGTAACCGATGTAACAATGGCAGCAAAGTATGATATATACGTTGGGGAAGAAAAGGTTCACGCTTCTGTCACGGAAGATGAAATGATGGACATCACGCAAGATTTTGCAGATGACTTTTATTCGGTGGGCACACCCCATCCTGATGATGTACGAGTTGAGTATTTGGGCGATGATACAGAAGACGAGTAAAATCCGACAGATCACCTGGCGACGGAGAGTTTATTAGTCTTTTTTCATACTGGGAGTCGAGAGACTCCCTTTTTTATTGCCTCTAAATAGATAAATACACGAGATCGTAGTAAAATAGTGCCAGTTCAAAGAACATCTCAAGGTTTCAAAGATATTTCGCTTTCTTTCAAGCGTCATCCAATAACCAATGATATGCTTCCTCTAAAAAATGAGGATGCAATCAAGAGATCTGTTCAAAATTTGGTAAGGATACAGATAGGAGAAGTATTCTTTAATGATTTGATAGGAACAAGGGTAGAACAAGCACTTTTTGAATTAGCAAATGATGATTATATCGACCCCATAAAAAATGAGATCGAAACTGTCATCACTAACTATGAACCAAGAGTTTTACTTCAAAGAGTGAAAGTGAATTCTTTTCCTGATCAAAATGCTATTGATATCACTATAAATTATGACATCGTGGGTCTATCTGCTCCCGCACAATCGCTAAACTTCATTTTAGAACCAACTAGGTTATAATGGCACTGCAACAATACACAAACCTCAATTATGAGGATATAAAAACCTCAATCAAGGATTACCTTAGATCAAATAGTAATTTTACTGATTTTGATTTTGAGGGTTCTAATTTATCGGTTCTTATAAACCTTTTAGCGTATAACACATATATTACAGCATTCAATACAAATATGGCAGTGAACGAGACGTTCATTGACAGTGCGACTATAAGAGAGAATGTAGTATCATTAGCAAGAAATATAGGATATGTACCAAGATCTAAAAGAGCAGCGAAAGCAAAGGTTGATTATAATATCTCAGATCTAAGTAGCACAGTTACACAAATAAAATTCCAACCAGGCATTGTGTCAAATGGTAGGGTATCAAATACAAGTTATATCTTCTCTCTACCAGAGCAAGTCACAGGCACAGCATCTAGTGGAGAAGCAGTAGGAACATTAGAAATATTTCAGGGTCAATATTTAGAAACTAATTTTGTTGTTGATAGTAGTCAGAAAAATCAAAGATACATTCTACCTAATGAAGGTATAGACACATCAACTATTAGAGTCAAAGTGAGAGATAATGTTTCATCTACAACAGAAACAGAATTCAAGTTAGTTGACAATATCTTAGGTATTACATCGACATCGAACATTTATTTACTACAAGAGACAACGGATGAGAAGTATGAACTATTATTCGGTGACAATATCTTTGGTAAAAAACTTGATAGTGGAAATGTGGTGGAGATCTCCTATATCCGCACTAATGGTTCTTCTGGTAATGGTGTCAGAGACTTTTCATTCTCTGGTAAACTTATAGATCAGGATGGTGCAACCCTACAAAACTATACACCCATTCTAACAGTCAATCAACCCTCTGATAATGGTGATGAGATAGAATCACTGCAGAGTGTAAAATACTATGCTCCTAGACGCTATGCCTCGCAGCACAGGGCAGTTACAGCATCTGATTATGAAGCAATTCTTCCAACTGTTTATTCTAACATAGAATCAGTTAGTGCTTACGGTGGGGAAGATCTAGATCCTCCTCAGTATGGAAGAGTATTCATCGCAGCAAAACCTAGAAATGGTAATTTCTTATCAGACTTTACTAAGAAAGAGATTCTATCATCATTGAAGAGTTATTCTGTAGCAGGTATTGTTCCTGAATTTGTTGACCTCAAGTTCATGTATGTTGAGGTAGATAGCACAATCTACTATAACGCAAACTTCATAGGTGATCCTGATAATCTAAAATCAGAAGTCATAAGTGCGATTACATCATTTGCAGGTGGCACAGAGTTGAATAAGTTTGGTGGTAGATTTAAGTATAGTAAAATGCTATC